AAAGCGATTGTTTTATATTTAAATCCCCATTGTTTAAGTAGTCTAAAAGATTTTTCCAAAAAAGGATCAGTAACCCACATAAACAAACAACAATCCACATCAGCAATATCATTGATATTAAGATCCAATAAATCGCCAAATTCCATGCAAGAATAATGTTTGGTAGCATTACGGTCTTCACCTTTTTTAGAATAACTTTTAAAATACCAAGCTGGATCTGCATAAATTATTTTATACTTCTTCGAATCGTTTAATATCGGTTTTGACTGTTCTTTCATTTTCAAGCTCCTCTTGTTCTTTTTTTTGTTTTTCATATTTGTTTAATGTAGTTCCTGTATTTGAAAATTTTTTCCACCAACATTCAGCGCAATAATCTTTATTATTTTCAACAACATCAGCTTTGTTATCGCAATCACAACAGGTTCTCATATCTCCGTAAATGTTCATTATTCCCTTTAAAAACGAATCGTTTTATCATTCTTAAAATTACATTAATTATTTTTTTATTTCAAATAATTTGTATTGCTTTTAATCAATTTTTGTATAAAGATTCGAATCAATGCTAATAAAGATAGGGAAACAATGGAAACATAGAAAGAATGGGGGTTGCTTTACCGCTGATCATCTTTCTCCCTCTCAATTAACTAAAAGTCCAGACCAATGGTTTTATGACTATTGCGTTCTTGATGAAAAGGAAAGGCGTAAGCGACCCCCTAATATGAAAATGATATTTGGTGGAATTATAGGAAAGGCTTTACAAGATATAATTGTCCACAAATTAACTATTAAAGAAGTTATGAATGGGAAAAAAACATGATAGAAAAATTAGCAAGTATGCAAACACAAATAAGAAACCAAGAAAAAACTATTAAAACACAAGACCAAAAGATAAGAGAAAGAGATGAAGAAATATTAAATTTAAAAAAAGAATTACAAAATCAAGAAAGAACAAAAGCTAAAAACCAAAGTTATATAGAATCAAAAGTACAAAAAGAAGTTGACCAAATAAATGAAAACAAAAAAAGACAAAGGAAAGGGAAACATGACAACCAAACAAAGTAAAGAAGAAGATAAAAGTAAGGGTTCTTTTAAAGATAGAAGAAAAGAATGTATTGAAAAGTTAGATAGCGAAGTTAAGAAATTAGATTTTAAAGGTAAAAATTATCTTACAGTTGCTAGACGACATAATCATTTATTAAAATTTTTTCCAGAATCTAAAATTGACGAACAAGTTATATTTCAAGACGATACTAAAGTTATTTGTAAAAGTACGCTTTATATTGGCGATACACCTTACAGTGTTGGTCATGCCGAAGAAAGAAGAGACTCTAGTTTTGTTAATAAAACTTCCGCTTTAGAAAATGCAGCAACTTCAAGTTTAGGAAGATGTTTAGCAAGTTTTGGATTACATGGTACGGAATTTGCTTCTGCTGATGAATTGGCAAATGCTTTAACACAACAAAAAGGAAACAACCAAGATTCAATTGAAAAAGAAATAGAAAAACAAGGTACGGAAACTAAACTAAATACTTTGTATTCTAATTGGATAACTAAAAACGAAAAAATAGAAGAACTATTTAAAACTAAACAAGAAAGCATAAAAACCAACGGAGGAACAAATGCAAAATGGTAAATCTAAAGACTGGGTATTATTCCCATACGATGCAAGTAACGAAAAAGCTATAAAGATTGATTTTTCAGGAAATACTTTATTAGCTAATGGCGAAAAAGGAACTTTATTAGGTTCTAAAGGTACTTCAAAAGACGGCAATACTAAATTTATAAGAATATTCGCCCAAGTAGGAGTATTGTTTAAAGGAGATGACAATAAATTTACTGGAAATATAAACGCTCCAGAAATTGGTTCGTCTAAAAAGAACTTAATAGGTTGGCTTAACGATAAATCCGAAAAGCCTAATATTGCAGGTTATCAAAATGATCCGCAAGATAAACCACAACAAGAACAACAACAACAACCGAAAGATGATGCTTTGTCGTTTTAAGTGAAAGTATTCTTTTTAATTTTATATATAGTTAATGGTTCAAGTTCCGTTAGTTATGTAAAAATTCCTTTTGCTTATTCGTTAATACCGATTACTTGCGAAGAAGTTTTTTACGATAAAGTTGAATTTACTTTTATAGAAAATGATGGCTATTATGGACTTTATAAAAATAAAATTGTTTATGCTCATACTTGTATTGATGAACATGGAAATTACTATAATGGCTATGAAGAAAAATTAGATTGGGAATTAGGCTATGGCAAATAATGTAAAAGATATAAACCAAATAACTAAAGAATTAGAAAAACTTTTAAAACAAAAAGAGGAACAATACGGAAGTTTTGATGTTACAAGCTATTCTTTTAAAGGTGTTTTGGAAAGTATTTTATCGGCTTATAATGGTAGAGTTGTAGTTTGTCCGCCTAATATCTTTGGAGTTTGTATGATCTTTGTAAAGTTATGGCGTTCAATAACGAATCAAAAATATAAAAAAGATACTTATGATGATATTAGCGGATATAACGAATTAAATAGAAACCTTAAAATGAAAGAAAACAATGGTAAATAAAGTACCAATGACTCCAGTTATGTTAAGACTATTGAATTTTATTAAAAAATATGCCAAAAAGAACAAATATTATCCAACTTATCAAGAAATGGCTGATGGATTAAATTATAGAAGTAAAAATTCGGTAACAGTCATTATCAATAAATTGGAAGCAAGAAACGATATAAAAAAGATAAAAGGTTACAGGAGGAATATAGAACTTAATGTTTAAAGTAGAAAAAAATTCACTCCAAGAATTAGTCGTAAATTTTAAAGAATTTTTTGTCGGAGCTACAATAGAAGAAGCAACAAAGAAAGCTCATGAACAAGAAAAACCTCAAGATGACGCAACTATAACAATAACTGACAGGCGTTTTCTTGGGTCTAATATAAAAATAGTCAGTGATAAAAAAGATGGCGATACTAGACCCCAAACAAATCAGGGATCTGAAAGTGAAGCAGGGAAAATGGGTACAAAGAATGAATAAACACAAACAAATGATTCGTTCTTACCAAAATAAATTACCTATTATTTCACAAAAGATTTTAGATTTGGAACAAAAACAAGAAAGTATTATTACTTAATTTACTTTCTACCGCTAAAGTTGTACAAGGGATAAGGGGATTCTACGCTCAAAAGAAAGGAAACATGATAATAATAGATAAAGAACAATTAACACTTGACGAAAAAGATTTTAATACAAAGTTAGGAAAAGCATTAAAAAATTTAAGAACAATAAGAAAGAAAACTCAAACACAAGTTGCCAAGCAAATTGGGGTAACATTTCAGCAAATACAGAAATACGAAAAAGGTGCAAACGCTATTAGCGAATTTAAAGCTAGAAGAATTTGTACTTATTTAGGTAAAGATTATAATTTATTACAGGAGGAGTTTAATGTTTGTACCAGTTCAAGATAGAATAGATAAATTAATTCCAAACCCAATTGAAGTAGATACATTTAATTATTTATCTAGTATTGCCGAAAAATTTATTATTAATGGACATGAAGCTCACAAAACAATTCCAGGTTTTGATAAATGCAAACCAGAAATAGAAACCTATAAAGTTTTTGATGGTATAGAAATTCCTGTTCATGGTTACGCAGATTTTAAAGGTGGCGTTATAATAGAAGATAAATGTAAATTTCCAAGAAGAGGTAAAATTAAAAAAGACGGAACTAGATCATGGTCAACTTCTAAACTACCTGATTCGATAATGCCAGATCACTTAATACAAACGGATTTTTACCATTATGCAACCGAACTACCTATTTATATTTGTTATATAAATGAAGAAACCTTTAAAGTCTTTCATGCCGACAATTGCGAACAACTACAACCTGAAAGCATTAAATCAAGGCTATCACAATTTTTGCAAAGATGTAAAGTAAGACAAAACCTTTTAAGTGTAAGCCAAGATGTAAATATTATAAAAAACTATATCCAACCTGACTTTGAAAATTTTAAATGGAAAAATGAATTAGACCCAGATTATTTAATCAAAGCTAGAAAGTTTTGGAGTAGCTAAAAATCCCATCTACCAATTAAATTTAGAAGATTCGTTTTCAAAAGTTTTATCTTCGTCAGCTTTTCTCATACATTCATAATGAGCATGACCTTTTGGGTAGAAAGAAATAAAAGAATCAGTATTAACAATATTAATTTTACAATATCTGCATTTGCCGACATTAATTATTGATTGTATTTTGTTCTTCTTGCCCACCATCTCCCCAGTTCAACTTAATGAACTACACCTAAACATTAAGAATTTCGTTTATAGGCTTTAGCACTTATTGTACTATTTTTTTTAGACCTACTTTTACCTGCCTTTTTTCTTTTATTGACATAGTACCAGAGTCCTTTTTTAACTACTTTTCCATCTTTTCGTTTATGATAACCTTTTTTCATAATTATTTTTTCTTCTTGTTTTTTTTCTTTTTCTTTTTGTTCTTCATTGGTGGTCTTCCTCTTTTACTTCCGTAAGTTCCTTTTCCGTATGGCATAGTTATTTCCTTTTGTTTTTATGTTTATTATTACCCATATACCAATCTCCAGGTTCATAGTTCCATTTTTTACCATGATGACCTCTTAAATCGGCATAAAGCATTCTAGCTTTCACTATGAATTTTAAAATACTTCTTACCACTTTTTGCAAGACCAGTATCTTGCGGTTAGTTTATTATTAGCCGTACTACATTTATGTCTGGCTCTAAAACTCTTTCGTCTTGCTGGATTAGATTTTTTAATAGTCATGTTTGCATCTCCGTATCTAATTAATCTTACGGTGCTTCCTGACTTTGCAAGAACAGCAAATTTCTTTGTTTTTGTTCTAGCTCTTTTAGGTTTATTATAACCTGAAAAACTTTCGCCTCTATAATTTATTGCCATTCCTTATAACCTTTTTCATCTTTAATTAATGCCATTCTTCTGTCATCATTTTCAAAGGTTGTGTTTTTGGTACTTACATGAATCCAACCTGAATTTATATCCGAATCATTATAATATTCTAAAATTAACTGATCATAAGAATATTTTTCTTTGATATATGTTGCAACTTCTTTATTATCAACTCCAGGTATCTCAAAGTCCACCGCTTCTCCTTGACAATGCTGACTTGTCGGCTTTGAGCCTATCATGGTAGCTAATTGTTCGCTTCTAAATCCGCTAGTAACTTTAATTGGTAATTTATAATGATTTCTTAAAGGTTGAAGTATTTTTTCGCAAAGGTTTTGTAGGTTATTTATTTGTTGTTCGTTAGGTGTATTATCAATATCATTTCGTAAAGCCGTTTGGCTTTGTGTTAATTCTTTTAATGTAAAATTATCTGTCAGGTTCATTGTTTTCAAAATATTTATAATCAAATTCAACAGCTTTCCAGCCGTCTTTTTTCTTTAGTTTGCTTCTTTTACCAAAATCCTCCGCTTCTTGTAAAGTAGTAAAAATTTGGTTTGTAAATATTCTTAATTTTTCTGTATTCTTATCGGTAATAACTACCAAATACATCATGCCTTAATTTTAGGTTTTTTAGGCGGTAAAAGTATCTGTTGGCAATCAAATTTAAGATAAATACCATATTGATTAATTTCTTCTCTTCCCATTTCTACTGTTTTGTCCATAGATTTTTTATATCCATCAACCATACAAGTATAAAAATCGTCATAAACCTTATCAAAGGTATGAGGTTCAAGGCACTGATTCGCCATAGAAGAACACATTACTATCGTTAATACTATACTCATTTATTTTCTTTTGGTTTTAATTTATCTTCTAATTCTTTAATTTTTTTATTGGCTTGTTCTAAATCGGTAGAAGTATGTTCTAATTTTTGTAAGCAACGCTTATTAGCAGCGTCTTTAGACTTACCTGCGTCTTGAAGTTCCGCTACTTCTTGTTTAAGTATTCTTACCTGATCTTTATATTCGTTTATTATCTCTAAACTTTCTGACATATAAAAAAATATTATTTTGGTTTTTTCATAATATCTGCACCTTTAAGACCATAGATTGCAGAAACAACTCCGATAAACAGAGCTTGATACCAGAATGGCATATTATTAAAATACTCAAAAAACATTTCAACTTTTTTCATAATTTCTGGATCGTCAGAAAATATAGACCAAATAAGTAACATTACAGGTGCCGACACCAAAATTAAAACAAACTCATCTTTCCAGCCTTGCTGATTATTTTGCATAACAGCTTGTTTGTATTCAAGCTCACCTTTTGCCATTTTTTCCGCATGAGTAGTTTCTGCGTCAGCCATGAGCATTTTAGTTTTTTGTCGTTGCTTGTAAATATGCGAACCTGCATTTACAGCCAGTTTGATTGCACTTAACCACATAACTATCTCCTTTTTTTAAGATGTTTTAAAGTAAATTTTACTCTTTGTCGCCAAACAAAACCATATAATTTTCTTAATAAACATTCTAGCTTTACAAGTAAATATTCCATAATTAAACCTCATAAAATCCTTAATGTTTACAGTTATCACAAATACATAAATCACTATCATAATGGTGTAAATGTAATTCATCTTTACAATGACAATTACAATGACAATTTTTACATACTTTTTTTTTTCTTTTTTTCTTTGGTTTTTCTATAACTAAATTAGCTATTTTTTCGCATACATTATCTAACCAAGTTAAAAAACTTATTATGACTTTATCTAAAAACATATCAATCTAATATTAATGCTTTAATACTTTTTTCGCCCATATATATTTCAGTTTCTGCCATAGATTTTATACATTGATACTCTATTGATTTAGAAGCACCTCTGGAAGCCACCCTTTTACCTTTCAGACAATCGGACATAGAACTTTGAATACGATGCTCTTTTATTTCACCGTTTATTATTAACAATAAAGCAATAACAATTTCCTGCATTTAATAATTCTTTCCGTTTTCTCTAACTTTATCTTTTAATTTTTCTATATCGTTTAAGGCTTTATCTAATTGTTTTTCTATGTGAATAAGCATTACTTGATTATGTATATTCTTATCTAAAAGTTCTTGATGTTTTTCTATTGTTTCGTACAAATCCTCTAATAAAAGAAATTGCTCTTTATCAACTGTTGTTTGTTCACTAGCTTTTAATAAATCAGCATTCATCAATTCCCTTGATGTCTCTAGTGATGTAAGTCTAGCAGTTATTTCGGTGTAAGCGAAGATGCCCATAGAAATTGCTATTATGATTCCTATCATGTTCTTGACAGGCATAGCCACCGATGTGTTCTCATTAATCTTCATAGTCAACCATTAATAATTTTATACCTAATTTTTTTTGTTTTTTTGTAGGTGCTCTATATATTTTATATGAGCCTTTAGGTTTATTTTTTAAACATTTACCTTTTTTGTTTTTACGAAAAGTAATTGTCTTAATATCAATTAGTTCTACATTACCATTTTTGTCAACGATAACAATATCAAACGGACAACTTGGATCACAGCTTTTGGCGACATAATAGCCTTTTTTAGTAAGATTAGCTATTGTTTCGTATTCGCCAACTGTACCTTTAATAGAAGTTTTTTTTTGTCGTTCAGAGATAAGTTTTTTATCTATTTGCAAAACAATTATTTAATAAAGTAATTATAACCACTTGTTATTACTGCAGCTATTACTAATAATAACCAAACAGCACCTTTCCCTTTATTAATATCGGCTCTTAATGAAGAAGTTTCTTGTTTTAGTTCCCTAACTTCTTTAACTAAAAAATCTATTTTAACTTCTGTTGCCGATTTTTTTGCCATGTTATTCTTCTTTCTTACCTTGAATCATTTGTAAGTATTCGTAAATAAATTGTCTTGTTTCCGAATCTGCGTTTGCCATAATAGTACCTAATTTTCCTATATGTTGTAAAACACCGTCCATACCTTTATTTCCTGCAATTTTAATACCTTGTGATAACCATTTAATAAAATTAGGGTTAGTCATTAGTTTGGCAGTTACATTAGCTGTACCTATAACAATTGGCAAAGATAATAAAAATTGAGGTTGCCCCATTACTGCCATACCACCACCACCTATAAATGCAAATTGACCTACTAATCTATCTGCTGTTCCGCTAGGGTTTTTAAATGTTTTACCACTTTGTCTTATAAATGAAGAAATATTAACAATATCATCTAAACCTTTAACCATTTCTTTTGTCCAACCACTACCTGTAAATAATTCTTTTCTAGCAGCTTCAGATAATTTATTCCAATTAGTTAAAAATGTTTCAGAAGAAAATTTACCACTTGCCTCTACTACATCACCCCCAATAGTTTGACCTGGTTGTAATCTTCCCATTCTTTCTAATAAATTAGATAAAAATACTTTATAAGAGGCTTCGCCACCTTCTGTTTTTAGAATAGATTTTTTAACAGCTCTTATTCTTGTTACACCTTCTTTTCCGCTATTAATTAATGTTGAAGCTATTTTATCTGGATCTGCAATATTGATAATTGGTTTTAAATAATCATCTATTCTTTTTAAACCTTTTTCATAAAATTTATTTGCATTAGTAATTGATTTTTCTGCAACAGAACCACCATATTTTTTTGCTGCTATTTTTAAATCTTCGCTTAATGCACCATAAATTAATTTTAATTGTGCTTTATCTACATCTGGAATTATGTCAAAAGAAGATAATTTAGTTCCTATTTTTTGTTTAATTCCTTTTACCGCAGCATAAGGAAGTTGTCCTCCGTTTTTAGCAGCATCTTTTGTTAAATTTTCTAATAAGTCTGTTAAGAATTGGTTTTGGAATTGTGTACTTGTAGCGTCAGCACCTTTTATTGGCGAAACAAGTTGTTTCAAAGTTTCTATTGTTCCACCTTTACCTGTTTTAGGATTAATTTTTCTTGTCAAATTTATTAATGCGTCTGGTTTAATATATTTGTCAACTTTACCAAATAACACTCCTGCTCTTGAATTAAACATACCTACAAAACTTTTTGGATTATTAACTCCATTTAAAGAGCCTAAAATTGTTTTACCTACAACAACTTCATCAGGAATTGCTTTACCTATTAAATCTTCTGCTATTGATAATGATTTTTTTCCTAGTTGATCTTGAGCTTTTAGAGCAACCGAAGAAATACGACCTGAACCTCCAGGAATATTACCTAAAACCATTTCAACTGTTTGTAATCCTCTTTTTTGTGTAACTTGTCCTAAAGAAGGTGTAACCCCAGCATCAATATAATTTTTTAATCTACTTGCTGTTTCTATACCTTTTTTTCCAAATCCAGTTATTGCACCTTTTAAAGGTTTTAAAATTAATGGTGCTACTGCTTGTCCAACAGAACCAAAAGCAAAATCGGTTGCTCTTTGAGCTGCCCATTCTTTATTTGTTCTTAATATTTCTGCACCAAATTTTTGTCCAACTCTTTCAAATAATTCCGCACCTGCAGCCATTCCAACTCCTGAACCAACTACTGCACCTGCAGCCGTTCCAGCAACAGGAACAACGCTTCCTACTGCAGCTCCTTTTACTGTACCAATCATAGAACCAACCATTTCGGTAGCTTCTTTTCCTAAATCTATTGCGTCTGCAAGATTAGTTACATTTTTATTATCTAATTGAAATTTGTTACCATCACTATCGGTAACTATAAAATTGTTTCCCTCTAAAGGAACAACATTATCATAAAATTTTTCTAGGGTAGCTACTTTAGAAGCCATGTTTGGTGCAGCTTCTACAAGAAATCTTATTTTATTAGGAACTTCATTTAATTGTTCTAATTCCTTTTTTTGTTGTGAGGGTAAAACACTTGTTGTTCCTAATATAGCCATTACTTAAATCCATCAGTTACTAAAAAATCTTTACGACCAGGAATTTTAAAATAATATTTTCCATCTTTATAATCTACTAAAACAGCACCAGCTGGTACTCTTGAAACTTTAGTAGTTTGTTCTGAACCAGGTGCACCCATTTCAACAACATTTTCATATTTAGGTCTTAAATCAGAATCAACAAATATATTATCTATATTTAAACCTTGATTATTAGCTAGTTCTGTAAAATTCTTTCTTACATTATCTACAGCCATTTGATTTTGTTTATAAAGATTAATACCTAAATCTTTAAACATTTCTGCTTGTTTTTCAGTTAATCTATCTCCTCTTAATAGTTTATTGTGAAGATTCCAAAATTTAGCTAAAGCACCAGATGAATTTTCTGCTGTTGCAAATTCACCTTCTCTAACAACTGAACTTGGATCAAGCGTTTTCATAAAAGTAAATATAGCAGCAACATCTCCAGCTCCGTTATTAGCTTCTAATCCTTGAAGTAATTTTGTAATACCTTGTGTTGATTGATCAAAGTCTTGAACAACTTTGTTAGATTGATAAGCAGTAAATAATTTATTTTCTTGATCTTGAATATTTTTTGTAAAATCTTGAATAGCTTTTTTCTTATCTTTATCTTTTTTATAAGTTTCATCTATATTTTTAAGTTCCATTTGTATTACGCCTGTTGCAGCAGCTTGAGGAAACGCTTCAGCTAACGCTTTAAAAGGGTGGTTGTCTGGTAAAGATTCAAAATAATTTCTTTGTTTTTGTGCTAAATCTCTTGCCTTTTTATTTTCAGCCATTTTATTTTTCATTTCTTCCATTTGCATAAATTGACTTTGTAATTGTCCTGTTTGTTGTAATGCAGGTGCAAAAGAACTAAATGGGTCTTTACCTTGTATTCCTTGTCCAATCATATTTGCCCCAAGAATTAAATTAGGATTAATATTATTAAAGCTACCAAAGAAACCTTTATTGTTATTACTTAACAATCCATTATTAGGTGCATTATTTCTAACAATACCATCTGGGGCTACGGAATTACTTCCCATAGTTTTATTCATTAAATTTTGTCTAAAAAGTCGTTCAAAAAAGTTCATGTTATATCAATCCTCTTGTTTTCAAATAGTCTATATTATAAGGGTTATTGGCTAAATTAGTAGCCGTAAAACCGCCATAGGGGGCTTGAGAATAGCCAAATTGACTAGATAGGGGGGTTAGTGTCATATTAAGATTAGCTTTAGCCTGATCGTATGCTTTTTGCACATCAGATACATTTTGCGATTGCATATTGTTAAAATAGTTATTTACCATAGAATTTTGCGGAGTTGTATTTCCTATAAGATTTGCAGCTAAAGGAGTTAATTGATTTATTGCATCTCTTTCATCTCCTCCTACATTACCTGTTAGGTAATTACCATCATATTTAAAATCTCCAGAACCATCTGGGTTATATTTTATTGTTTTACCTGTGTAACCTAAAACGCCTAACGCTTTATTATTTTTATAAGTATCGGTAACTCCTCTTATCATAGTTCCTACAATACCACCAGATTTGACAACTGTACTTAAAGGATTTTCCGACATATCTTTTGAAAAAGTTGTAGCGTTTTCGTCTATTGA